CAGCTATCATAATAATCTTGTATCCATTTTGGAGAAGCCAGATAATAGTTTATCCACGGAATTAATTCAACTATCTCGTCCTCATCAAGTCCTCTTGTTAGTTGTTCGTAAGTTCTTGTCATATCCTTTTGACCCCTTTTATTTACAAATTTACAACGTCTGTCAGTCCAAATGATTTGATACCGCTTTTACTGATATTTGATAGCCAGTATCTATCGTCATGCTCCCGCTTCATAAGTACCTGTATAACTCCGTAGTGGTTATTTATCTGTACATACGTACGGCTAGTATATTTTATCTAATCATCGTAAGACCAATCCTCATTCTCCCTTTCTCTCCCATTATCTTTATTATCCTGTAGTTCGTAATCTATAAATCTTTGGGCTAATTCGGCATCAAACCCCATCTTGATGGCGGCATTGCTTAACATTAAATATGATGGCTTACTTACATGTCTTTCAGAAAGAGTGCCCATTTTACCCACTGCGTTTTCAAGATTTTTGATATTAAGTTCTATGTTTGTCATTTTATCCCCTTTTATTTCTTTAACATAGCTGGTGCGATTGCGCAAGTACAACCAGGATGAATCTCACCCTCTGGTGTAGGGAATTCTTGATTCACTGGAATAACCCCTACTGCGGCGTTATCAATGCAAGCATCGCAGTTTCCAGTTTCACCGCCAGAGCCAAGAATCCATTCCTTCCCATCAATACCCATGTCAATACTCCGATCATGGGACGCGGTAAACAATGCCTTCCTCGTTTCGGTTTTGGCAATTAGGTCACTACGGTATTTTGTCATATTGTCAAAGTTGTTCCTAATATCGCGGGCTATTCCAGGAATTCCCCGTTTCTGTTTTATACCGCTACTGATTACATCTGCCAGTCTGCGCTTTGTCTCGGTATCCATTTGCGTAACAAGTTTAGCACAATGCTTCTCTGCCCATTCTATAGCTTGAGACATCGGAGGACCCTCGTACGCTATTGGTACACCGAGTTTGGTCTTACCATAAGAAATCATTTCAGCACTGGCAGACATATAGATAGTAGCAATGTGTCCCACTATATCAGCCTCTATCTTCGTATCAAAGGCAGCTAATAACGGATTGAGTACATTGTCAATATCTTTTTCAAGTGCCATCTAATCACCAACTAATAAGCATAAATTATTGTTACCGATTTGTCAAGCCTCGTCTTTTTCCACGTATCGATTGTAAATGCTCTCGATCTTGCTATATGGGAAGGCCTGTTCTAACTTCAGGAAGTAGCTAGACAGGTCTTGACTTAGCTTTTCTCTTTGCTTTTGGTTTTCGGGGCTTCGCGGATTGCCCGGTATCTTGGCCTCCAGTATGTCTATTATCTCCTCTATTTCCTTCATCATCTGCATTAGAGTCCTCACTATTGCCAGGGATTGGTTCACCGGTTAAGCTAGTAGACACTCCATCTGTAATAATACGGGCAACTTCTTCGGGGTCACATTGGATGGTAACCCTGTACCCCGGTTCTTGCGTGTCTGGTATACCGTTTTCCTTGTTTTCAGCCTGTGGTTCAACCGCTGAATAGCCTTTGCAGTTAGGGCAGGCTTTCTGAATTAAGCCGTGTTCGAATTCAATAAATCCCTTCCCGTGACACTCAGGACAGTACAGGGTTCCTTTCGTTTGTATAATACCGTCATTGCTTAATGTCATAGTTACTCCTTTTTTATACTCTTATAATATCATAACTGCGCAAGTCACCAGTCCAACCAAGCATAAGCCCATAACGATTAGACCGACACCTAGTAATATTCTAGCCATGTTAGCCCTCCTTTTTTATAGACTCCTTAAATTGTCGGAGTACCTTAATCAATTCTATATTATGGTTGCTCTCTGCCGTTTTGTCAAGATGGTCTAACGCCTCCTGAGGGTCATTCACTCCTAGTGTCATAAGAGCAATCTGCTTTACGTCTTCAGAGTATCCTAGCTCAGGCATCACTTGTAATATCTGAGTTAAAGCTGTAGTCGCCTGTAATACGTCAGAAGGGGCTATCTTGGGGAAGTCCATGTCCACATACCACTTATCGGGAGTAACACCCGCATTCTCTAATACAAGCTCGTTAATGTCTTGGTAGGTATCTCTCCAGATAGCCTGATAGGACTGGAACATCTTCATCATGGGTAATTCTACGGTTTTCGCTGTTGCCAAGTTACCGGTTGAAATATCACCGAAGTATTGCTCGGGTATCCCTACCGCTGCGAAGACCTGGTGCTTAATCATCTTGCCATCTTGATATGCAGAGGCCGCTCCAGACTCTGTTTTGATTGGAGTAGTATCAGATCCCATGTTCTCGATTAGAACACTACCGGCGTTCGGAGTCTCTTCGTGTAACTTGCCCTTAACGATATCTACTGCCGTCTGCCCGCCTTTGGTCTTTGACTTCCATGCGAACCGTGCCAATGCTAACATAACAGCAATACGAGACGACAAGAACCTCCTGTACTGCTTAATCCAGTCAAGAGCCGGAAGTAGTAAAGGGTTTCCCCTCTGATCTATTGTGTTATATGGTAAATGGTAAACAAGCGCATCCTCGTTAGACTGAACGCTTGCTCCGTACATATCGATTACCGACTCGTTCTTAATATTTGCCGTGCTCCGGTAAATAGCGCTATGAGTCTCTCCAGTTGTGTCAGTCCACGCCCTTTTGTAATATCTTACATCGTCTTTGTCATCTGGATTGGTGATTATCTCAGTTATCTCTAACGGGTCAATCGTCCGTATAGTGGACTGCTCTCCCAGAAATATAGCAAAGAACACCTCACCGTCTACTAACAGCTTGTTAGACGATTTCCTTTGGCCGCGTGCTGACAATACAGGCTGATTGATTTTGGAGTTCCAGAATGAATCTAACACCTTATCGGCTTTCTTGTCCTCCGTTGACCATGTTAAGCCTGTGCCGAAAGTGTAATCAGTCCATAACCGTATAGACTGCTTTGCTAACGGGTCTTTAAGGTAATAGAGCCGTGATAGTTTCAGATTAGCCACACGACCTGAGTCTGTTATTATATCACCTGAATTAGCGCTTAAATTATGCCAGCCTTTATCTTCCAGGTTAAGGTCACGCTCAACACTAGCAGTTGCTTCTCTGATTATATCTTCTAGTTCTCCACCTATTTGTTCTGTCATATTACTCTCACTTCATAAATCCATATCGACTTCTGCCATCGCATCGTAGACAAAGACCGTTTCCTTGTCTTGCCTTGCCCCAAAGAATGACAATGCTTGAGTTGTACTATCAACTTGATCGTCGTGTGTAGCATTTGGGAAGGCGGATAATTCTTCAATGTAATCATGTAGCCATACAGCGGATTCAGGTAGTAATACCTTGCCTGCTTCAATCAACGGAGTAGCGGCGTATGCCCTTGCAATCTTGTCTCTGTCAACCTTTACTGGGAAGACTGGAATCTTGGTGTTCCTCTGCATCTCCTGTATAAGGGATTGCCCGCTTGCCTTGTCTTCCACCAGTACGATATTGGGTTTATCCCTCTCATATAATGCTACGGCAATTCGTTTCAATTCAGGGAACTCAACCTTTTGCCGCCATACGTCTATAAGACAATATTCACTCTGGGTTTCACCCCATACAGTACATACCGAGTAATCGTTTAGAGCCTTGTTTTTGAAAGCGGTGTCCCAACTGTGTATCACTCGTAAGAACTTCGGAGGTTCCCTGAAATACTTCCACCATTCCCGCTTGATAATCTGACCTTTAGCTACAGTGGGATTGCCTTGATATAAGGACTCAAAAGCTCTTGAGCCTCGTCCTGGTTCTTCAGGATTATCCGCTTGGCCAGATCTTATCCGTTCTAATACATCTAGCGGATACCGTCTCGGCCATAGTGCCTTGCCATTTTTAATCGCTGGTAAGTGTAATACATCCCACTGATCGGCTGTAGGGTCGTTCTTGGCTAACTTAAGCAATCTGCCTACTAAGTCATCCTCATGCCATCGGGTCATAACTATTATAATCGCGGCACCAGGTGCTTGCCGTGTATAGAATACTGTTGTGTACCAGTCCCACGCCCTCTCACGGTAGGTTATGCTCTCGGCTTCCTCTGAGTCCTTTACAGGATCATCTATTATCCCGAGTTTAA